GATCATCGGGGGGTGGGGTTGTGGATCCGGTCGTTTACGATCCGCCGCAGCAGATCGTTCATCCCCTCGCCAGGCCGGAGCTGGCGGCGGAGGGCCTCAACCTCAGGGAGGGTGAGGCAGATGGTTAGGCGGCGGGTTTCCATTAGGCGGTCTCCATCTCATCGAGGTTGATCAGACTGCCCTGGTCAGGGTCGCGGGTGTCCTCCACGGCGATCTCCATGTTCTTGATTGCTTGGTTGAAGTAAGACTCCTTCAGCTCGATTCCGATACCACGGCGGCCTAGCGACACCGACCCGTAGACCTCACTGCCCACACCCATAAATGGAGTTAACACTGTCTCGCCGGGGTTTGACCGCAGGCAGATAGCACGATCGATCACATCCAGTTGCAGCGGGTGAACGTGCTTTTCATCGTCAGGATCCTTGCCATCACGGAACGGCAGAACCCGGCCCATGTTGATGTCATCCCAGATAGATGAGGCATACCGACGCCAGATCCAGTGGCTGAAACGGTTTTCGGTTTGCTTACCTTTCCAGCCTTTATAGCGGTGCAGCTCCTGCGGAATGGGACACTCTCCAGCGTAATGGTCAAGCCCGGTCGGATTGGCGATGGGGATCTTGTTCTCTCCGCTGCGGCGGAAGATCAACAGATAATCAGCGGATGCAACACCAGCAAAAGCTGCATCATCCACAATCGTCTTATGTGCCAGGTTCTTCACCATCGTGCGATTGCGCACCCATAGCGGTTCTTTCCAGATGGTGTGGCGGGCCACGTAGTGCCATCCGTGCTGCTCATGCAAACGCACAATCGCGCCCGGCAGATCAAACAGCGCATCCTGTCCACTGTTGCCGGTTGGAATGTCGCAGCAGTGAACAGCGGTCAACCTGCCAGGCAGTGTCAGGCGATGCAGTTGTGAAACCACATAGCCGTAGTGAAGCAAGAACTGATCATAGTCGTTGTTGTTGCTGATGTCCCGCTCGTTTGAGCTGTAGACGTACAGGCCGGCGAACGGTGGGGAATAGATCGAAAAGTGAACGGACTCGCTCGGCAGTCCCTGCATCACTTCGATGCAGTCGCCGTGATAGATCGCGTAACGGTCAGTGATTACAGCCATGGCGGCAGGGTGATAGTGGTGGTGTTGTAGGTGGGCTTGCTGATGGCGATGGAGTGGTTCATCTCTGTCACCAGATTGGAAAACATCTGCTCAGCCTGTTGCCGTTTGCGGCTGAGGTTTTCCATGATTCGCCGCTCCCCTTCCGTCAGGATGATGTCAACCTTGACGGCATGCTTTTGGCCGAACCGCCAGCATCGGCGGACCGACTGGTAGTACTGCTCAAAGCTGTGAGATGGGAAATACGTGATGTGGTTGCAGTGCTGGAAGTTAAGGCCCCATGCGCCGATCTTGGGCTTAGTGATCAGCACCCTGGCGCGACCTTCCGCAAAGTCCACCAGCCTTGACTCCTTCACGTCATCCCGATCAGATCCAGAGACCTGAATTGAATCGGGGACTAGCTGCTGCAACAGGTTCCCCTCCTCGTTCAGGTGGCACCACACCAGAGCGGGTTTGCCCGTAGTGGCGACCATGGCCGCGACCTGTTCGCAGCGCTCCTGAACGGTGCGCTTCTTCTCTGCCCGCTGCTCCCGTAGGTCGGTGGCAGGCATGGCAAACAGCATCCCCTCCGGCACCGTGCTGGTTTCGATCAGGTGATCGATCTCATTCAGTGGCGGCAGGATGAAGCGGCCATCGTCAAAGCCAAGGTCTGAGGGCTTGCGACAGGCCCTGGCCCAGCTGGTGACCCATCTCCAGAACGGCTGCTCAGCGTGCCCCTTAAAGCGCCATTTAGGAGCCTCTCCGTACATCCGCCGGCTAGTCAGGTTGTTCTGGTCGTTCTTGAAGAACCGCGCCAGCATGTCCATGTGGCCCATGTAGCCGAGGGCCTCGGAGCTGGTGCCCAGCTCAATGAAGTCATTGGGCGCGGCGGTGGCGGTGGCCAGCAGCCGGTAGGGCACCTTGCGCATGAAGTCGGTGATCTCGTTACGGCGTGCCCCGTCAAACGACTTGAGGATGCTGGATTCGTCGCAGACAACCGCACCGAAATCAGCAGGATCAAACAGGTGGAGCCTGTCATAGTTCGTGATCACGATCCGCCCCATCACGCTGCCATCGCTGGAGCGGTGAGCCTCAATGCCGAACTTCTCACCCTCGCGGATGGTCTGCGCGGCGACGGCCAGCGGGGTCAGGATCAGCACCGGGCGGCCGGTGTGACGCGCCACGTTTTCAGCCCATGTGAGCTGCATGGCGGTTTTGCCCAGACCACAGTCAGCAAAGATTGCGGCGCGGCCCTTGCGGACAGCCCACTCGACTAGGGCTTGCTGGAAGTCGAACAGCTGCGGCGGCATGAACACTGGATCGAAGCCGTGGTCAGCGCCGGTGTGGAGCTTGCGGTCTAGGAACTCAGCGTAGGTGGTCATCGCAGATCCTCCAGCAGCATCCGCGCTGCGTCGTGCGCCGACAGCCGGCCCTCATTGCGCTGGTGCATCACCAGCAGCTCAGCGGCCAGATGCTCGATTACGGCAGCCACGCCACGGCGGCGGGCTGAGGCGTCGGGCCAGGCCTGCAGTGCATCGTTAAAGGCCTCTTCATAGGCCACGGTGCAGCGGCCTAGCAGGGTGTTGTCAGGCATCAATCCCCTCCCCCACCAACCGCTCACACAGCGCCCACCACAGCGACGTGGCCAGGGTGGCGGTGCCGACGATGACCAGCACGGCGATGATCTCGACCATGCCGGCGAGGATGCAGAGGGTCATGGTTCCAGCCTCTGAAAGGTGATCGCCCAGACCCATGGGTTGGCGTGCCATGAGCCGGGGCCGTTGATGGATTGCCACAGCCACGCGAAGCCGTCCCTCGCGTCTGGTTGAGGGTTGCCGCAGCCGCAGGGCTCAGGGTTGCCGCAGCTCAGGCAGCCGCCGTCGCTGACACCCTCCGCCCGTGCATCCCCTTCGCTGATCTCCTGCAGCCGCTGCACGCGAACGTCGGTGATCTCCAGCAGGATGCGGCTGGCCCAGCGGGGCATGAAGATCGACGGGCGGCAACGAAGGCCTCCTACACCGCAAGGGCCTTTAAGATCGGCGGTTGCGGAGTAATAAATGCGTGCTCCCCTTGGAATATGCCTAGGAGTCCAGGCATCAAAGCCATGCTGAACGGCCCACGTTTCTCGCACCCACAGCCGGTCGCCGGGGGTGCCGTGGGGGCAGATGCTCCCCCATCCGTTTGCCTGTTGATGGGCCTCCATGTAGGCCGGGTTGTACGGGCCTTTGTGTTCGGTGGTGCCCTTGAAAGTCCGTCGCGTCTGAGTCTTGCTGCCGTCGAGGATGGCCCGCCCCATCGGGCCGCTGAACAGGATCGGTCGTTCTTTCATGGCTGGGCCTCCGCATCAGCCGGTGGTTTCATGCCCTTGATTCGGCCGTGGTCGTCCTGTGCGCGCTCGAGCCGGCTACGGGCGGCGTCCAGTTCGAGTTCAGCCTTGGACAGCATCGCGGCATGCGCATCGGCCCAGGTTTCGTGGTAACTGGCCCAGCTGCCTGATCGGGATTCGCGGCGGCCGTTGCGCTCAGCAGGCCACACGAAACCGGCTGTGACCTTGGTGCAGGGGACGGGCTTGATTTCGCCCCACGAGAGGCACCACATGATGATCGGTGTAGTCATGGTTCAGAAGGCGGAGGGTTTGCGCCGGGGCGGGATGGACGGGGCTGGTAGCCGATGGGGACGCCGCCGGGGCCTATCAGCCGACCGCCAGCGGGCTGAGGCTTGGGCATGGTGGGCCCGCCGTTGCCGTTGCCGCGTTGGGTGGGGCCTTCGTTGAAGATCAGCGGTGGCCGGCCAAGCACGCCGCCCCTGATCCGCATCACGTCGCCCCTTGCCCGCCATCCGGCCCAATACGACAGCAGGGCGCCGGTGCCGCCGACGATGGAGCCGAGCAGCAGTGAGAGTTCGGCGCTCACTGGGACACCTCCCTCACCTGCTGCCGCAGCGCCCGCAGCAGCACCGCCGTGGGCGATTCCCTGAGCATCCCCAGCTGGTGGTCGATCAGCGCCAGCACCCGGCCGCGCATCAGTTCCTGGCCCTGGGATAGGGCGGCCTGCAGCGCCGGGGTTTCGTGCAGCGCCTCGGTGGCACGGGCCACGGCCGCGCTCTCGGCGGCAAGGGCCTGTTGGTCGGTTTCGATTCGGGCTAGCAGGGTGTCGAGCTGCTGGCGGATGTCGGTGATCTGCATGGGTCAGAAGGGCATCGCGTTGGAGCTGGTCCAGTCGGGCTGGGTCTTGGCGGGGGTGGCTGGCGCAGGGGTTGGGGCCGGCGCAGACGCCTGCTGCTGCGGCTGGCCGACGCGGGTCCAGGCGTCGGCGGTGATGGTCAGCTGGCTGCGCTGCTGGCCGTCTTGACCGGTCCAGGTCTCGGTCTTCACCCGGCCGGACACGTCGAGCAGATCGCCTTTCTTCACCGTGTCGGCGAGGGTCACGCCTGACTCGCCCCAGGCCTCGACCTTGAACCAGTCGGGCTCCTGGCCGTCGTCACGTTTGGCGCCGGGCTTGTTGATGGCAATGCGGCAGGTGGTGACGCTGTTGCCGCTCTGGAAATACTTGGTTTCTGGGTCCTTGCCAAGCCGGCCAATGAATCGGTGCTGGCTGGCGCGCAGGAGTTGCGCGAGGAGTTCGTTCATGGTGTGGGGTTAGGTTCCGGTTATGCAGCCCACCAGGTCACGCAGACCAGGCGGCGGGCAGATCGTCGGGGTCGTCGGTGGGTTCAAGGTCGGGGGCGTGGGCCGGGCCGTTGCACTTCGCCACGGTCTCGGCGGAGATCCCCTGTTGGATGATGCGGTCGAGCACCTTCGCCGGCAGGTCCGCCAGCGCGGCGATCTTCCCGCTGCTGACCATCAGGCAGAACGCCATCACGCCGTCTGAGGTCAGGCCCGCATCGCTGCAGACCTGCTGGGCATGCGGCAGGGCGGCGGCGGGATCAGAGACGCTCTCAGTCACAGTCACCGGCAC